TCTGGCGGGATGTGCTCCATGACATCCGTACAGAACCCATATTCAGAGTGTATGGAGAGTGGTTTAGTAAGATCAGCGACTACAAACGGCAGGTGATTCTTGATCTCCTCGTCCAGACAGTTATCCGCGAAGTCTACGCCCGTCACGTTGAGGCCGGTGGCGGCGAGCATGGCGGCGCCACGCCCGGTGCCGCACCCGTAGTCGATCAGGGTAGCGCCAACCTTGGGCTGCGCCTGCTTGAGAAAGATCAGGGCTGAGTGTGCGCCGGGGGCGACAGTGCGATACTCCGGCTTCGACCACATCTGTTTATAAATCTCGGCTTCCGGTGGGCGCGGAGCCTTTTCGATCTTGATAACCGGCGGGTAGCCGATAACTCCGGCGTGATCGTGTGGGTGATTCATGTATTCCCCTTCGCTACGTGGTCACTTCATTGATAAGGGTGGCCGCGCCTGCCAGTAGCGTGGTGACCTCCCCGGTGGGTGAAACAAGTTCAAGGTCATAGACCGCGGTCTTCCATGTGTAGGCCGCCGTCGATACCGCATCGATCAGCAGCGTGATCGTGTGGTTGGTGTTGTCGAGCAGGATCTTGCCATTGGCGTCGGTGAGGGTGTCCAGCACTGTGCCGCCGATGCGATCCTTGAAGTCCATCCGCGCCGTGAAACCGGTCAGCGTGTGCGGCGTGTTGTAGCGCAGATACCCGCCGGATTTATAGGGGCGGAAGCCGGCGGAGTTCACATCATTCAGCGTGATGGTATCCACGTCGGTGACGGTGACTGGGTGGTACTGGCCGTCGTTGATCTCGGTCATGCCCAGCACCGATTCAACTTGGACCCGCCAGCCTTCCTTCAACCCGTGGCCAACCGCGGTGATGACGATCGGCGCTGCCTGCGTGATCGCGGTGATGGCCTTGTAGATGATCGGATCCGTCTCCCAGCGGATGACCCGCTTGAAGGTCTCGCCCTGCCGAACGGTGATGTTTTCCCGGTTGGTCATGCGAAATCTCCGATGTCATAATACTGCTCGAGGGAGAAGCGTTCGCTACGGGCGCTGACCTTCTCGCCGAACTCGGCTTCGAAGTACGCCAGCTGCTTGTCCGCACGCTTGAGGTCCTGTGTCTCTTCGTCCGGCCGCGAGTAGGCGCGGTAGAGCATCCAATGCACGAACTTGCGATGGTAGCGTGGTGGCCCTTCCGGCACGTCTGAGTCTGCCACCAGCGGCTCGAGCGGCTCCCGCACCGCGGTGAGCAGCAGGGTGTCGTTTAGGATCGGCGTCGGGTAGAGCCGCATCTTGTCACTCTCCCAGTCGGGGATCAGCACCGTCGGGGTGGAGTTGTTGGTCGAGGCGTCCCAGCCGGGCATGACCTCATCCATCACCCGGGTCGGATAGATCTTGAGCGGTAGGGACTGCAGCGTCAGCCGTGCCCTGCGCAGGAAGATGACCCGCTCATCGATGGTGATGATCGGGTCCAGCGCGACAACCGGGATCTGGGTCAGCGACGAACTGGAATCAACAAGGAAGTGTGCACGGCGTGCGGCCTCGACATAGGCGTCGTTCGCGTAGTCGGTAGCCTCTTCGTCTGTCCAAAGGTAGGGCGACTTCCTGTCATAGGAATCCACCCGGAACTGTGCAATGATTTCAGATAGCGTCATATCGGTAGCCTAGCAGTGTCCCGCGCGATCATGCTGCGACTTTCTCTTGAAATACGATCGCCGAGAAGACGTCTCCCGGGTCGATCATGCGCTGGCACACCGAGGCGCCTGTCTCTTTGTCCTCGGGGCAGAACTCGCGGGTGTAGTGCATCCGGTGGCAGGGATAGCAGGGCACCGGTGCGGATAACGCCGCGGTGTTGGTCCAGTGTTTCGGCAGGTTCTCGATCGAGCTGTGCGAGAGGAGCACCACCTTGCGATTGTTCTCGAAGGCCACGGCGTTCAGCACACCCGTTTCCGGTCCCACCACGACGTCGCAGCGGCGTGCCAAGGCCAAGGTATCCCTGATGCTCAGTTCGCCTGCCAGCGGCACGATCCGGGGCTCCTTCTCCCAGCCTACCTCGAGGATCTTGCAGGTGGGCTCGCCGGTGAGGAAGATCCGGCAGTTCGGCTGCTCGGTAAGCAGCCGTGCGATCACAGCGTCCTGCCACGGGTAGAACTTATGCACGCTACTGCCAGCCAGCGCCCACATGATATTGAGGCCGCCCGGCAGCAGCCGCTCACCGGCGGTGATGTTCTCGGCGATCGTCGGGTAGAACCTCGCCTCGGACTTGTAGGGCACGCCGGCCAGCTCCGCGGTGAATTCTAGGTAGTTGAGGTTGAGGTACTTGTGCCGGACCTCGTGCGGCCACATGTGGTTGGCTCGGCCCGGCATAGCCAGCAGAGTACCTTCCACGGATTCCGACAGGTTGATGAACTTGTCGAACTTCTTGGACTGGTAGTCCCAGAAGTCAGAGAGCATGTGGTTGGGGACTTGGTCGTTGTCTTGGATGTACCAGTCGTTGACATTCGGATCCTCCTTGATGATGTCCTGCCCCTTGGGGGTGGTCATCACGGTAACCCGATAGCCTTGCCGGCGCAGTGCCGGCAGGATGTTGGTGGCTTGGATCATGTCGCCGAAGCCGCCATAGCGAACCACGCAGGCGGTCTTGCTGGTGAACTTCTTGCGGGTCAGGTAGCTGTATGTCTGCCCCTTGTCCCGTTTTTGGAATACCAGCAGGAAGCTGTACTCGGTGCCTCCGTTGCGGTCCTGATTCTCTACCAGATCCCAACCGGGAATATCGCGCATGGCGTCGATGATGTCGGTGGGCAGGAAGTCGTGCTTGTGGTCCGGGTTGGACCCGGGCGCCCCGATGTGTGGATAGTAGTTGCGATGCGGCAGGTAGAGCACCATGTAGCCGCCCACCTTGACAAGGCGCCACCACTGCTTGAGGGCGTCCCTGTAATCGACGATGTGCTCGAGCAGATGGCTCGAAAAGACAGCGTCGCACGACTCCGTGTGGAAGTCGCACATGTCCTCGCAGGAATCGACAAGAATATCCGGCCGGATCTTGATGCCGAACAACTTCTCATCGATCCCGCTATCGACACCGACGAAGTGCGGGAAGGCCTTGCTCGGCCCACAGCCGAGGTCCAGCACCGTGCCCCGTGTATAGGGCACGATCTCCCACATGATCTTCGCGGCTTCGTTTCCTTGCGGATCCTCGGCGCGCCACACCACGTCAGATCACCAGCTGCGCTTCGACCTGATCAACCTCCGCAGCGGCCTTGGCCTTCTTGGCCGGCGCCGGGGCAGGCGCTTCACTCAGCGCGGTGCCCATGGAGTCGTAGTAGATGTCGTCCTGCACATAGCGACGGCCTTGCGTGTCGCCTGTGATCTCGCCGTAGGGCTTGGTCAGATCGAGTGCCATTATTTGCTGTTCCCCCACTGCATGTCGTCAGCATCGCCGTCATTCAGGGCGTTGTCGGCCAAGCCGGTCTGGGCACGATCGCCGGGATCCGAACCGCTGTCCTCCAGCGAGATCGAGCTGAGGCTGTTGATGTAGTCGATGCCGCCGCCACCGCCCGGTACATTGACCTGATCGGTGATGGTGAAGGCCGGACTCAGATAGCCGTGCGCAGCGTCACCTGTGCAGCTCCGCGTGTCGGCGGTGATGCTGCCCAGCGGGTTGGTGTCATCGATGGTCGCAGCGCCGGCAGCAGCGCCGATGCCGTCACCACCCGCTACCCAGCCGGTGGTCACGCCCTTGTCGGGCAGGTTGAAGTTGCTGATCGCCTGCTCGGCGACGATGTCGGATTGTGTGCTCATTGCTGCTCCTATCTTTCCCAGCCGTTGGGCCGATTGAGGAAGCCACCCTTGTCGTACGGGTCGCCGTCGTAGGTGTCGCCACCCGAGAGGTCCGCCAAGCGCGGGGACAAGTACGGCAACCCCTGCTCGTTGTTCTGCGGGAAGTCCAACTTCTGGAAGCCGTCGCCGTTGATGTCGCCGGCCGATACGTCCGCGGTGTAGCCGTCGCCCAGTGTCGAGGAAGCGGCGACGAGCGGAATGTTCTGCGCATCGCGGATGCCTGACGTGGTGCCGTTCTTGGAGTTGCCCACGCCGGTCTCGTTGAGTCCGTGCGCCTTGGGCATGTCTTCGTTTTCAAACATGGTCGCCTCCTTGGAGAGCGGATGGCGCCCGAAGACGCCATCCATCCAGCATTAAGCTGCGGAGTCCCACAGCACAACACGGGCCTGTGCAGCCTGTGTTTGTACCAGACCGAAGCCACCCAGATAATACCAAGCGATACCACGCGAACGGCCATAGTCCTGCGGAATCATCCCGCGCATTTCTTCAGGCACGGAGATACCTTCTGCCACGGTATCAGCGCCGAAGAAGTAGGCCCAGTTCGACTTGCCGTTGGACCAGCTCGTGCCGTTGCGTGCAGCGCCCTTGAGGATGTTCGTCTGCTCGACGAAGCGGGTGCTCTCGTAGCGGCCGACTTCGCCGTTGGCGATCATCGTGAAGCCCTCGGAGACGTACTTGTGCAGCTGCTCCAAGTCGTTCTTGAAGGTCCGCAACGTGGTCGGGTGCGCGATCGCAAAGTAGTCATCGCCTTCGTACGGAGGAATGCTGCGCTCCTTCATCAGGTCGACGATGTTCTTGACGTGGTCGTTGTGCATCTGCACGTTGTTGGTGCCGGTAACGGTGCCGTTCGTGTAGAGCGTAACCGCGGCGGTATCGGTGCCGGCGGTCGGGATCACACGCAGCGGGGTCAGCGCGAATTGCGCTTCAGCCGCCTTGTCGAAGGCCTTCTTGGCGTCGTTCTTCAACACCTTCTGGATCACTTCACGGACCGGGTGCTCGGACAGATCGTCGAGCTTGCTGGAGAACGGGACGCTGTTACCGTACTCGGTAATCGTCATCGTGCCCTGCGTGATCGTGAAGTTGGTTTGCGGCAGTGCAGTGCCTTCCGTCAGGGTCGTGCCTGCCGTGGCGACGTCGCTATAGACGTTCCAGTGGAAGGTGTCGCCCTTGCCTTTACCTTGGACAGCGGCGTCCTTGATATCGGCGAACTGGCGGAACTTGCACAGCGGTTGCAGCGCGAAGCGAAGAACCTTGGAAAGGTTCGGGGACCACATATATCCACCAAGCGAATTGGTGAGCCAAATTTGACCGGCCATGATTACATCTCCTTAAAGTTTGATTGCCGCTACCCCGACTGGCCCAGTCGCTTCGCACGCATTTCCGCAATCAGTGCGGATGGCGAACTCGGCTCCTGCGTCTCAGGCTGGACAGCAGCTGCGGAGGCAGTAGGAACGGATTCCAGTCTGCCCTTTCGCTCCAACTTCTCTGCTCGGGAGATGTCCTGCTTCGTCAAGGGTGGCGTCCCGACTGTCTTGCCAATGGCCTGATAGACCTCCTGTGCAGACTCCAGCATGGCGGCCGCGCGAGTCATGCCGCTGGCCTCCTTGGTTTGGGTCTTGATCACAGCGAGGGTCTCCAGATCCTTGTTGGCCAACAGATCGGGGTAGTCCGTCTTGATCGTTGCGAACGCAGTCTCGACCGCGAGTCGTTGTTGCAGTTGATCGGCGAGCTGGTTGATGTCGATCGCGGGGGCAGGAGTGGCCGGTTTCTCGACGCTCCGATTGGCCTTGATCACATCGTACAGGCTTGCCGTTGCCGCCTCTTCGTCGCCTGCGTACAGGCTGGCTAGAGCGGCCTTCACTTTGCCCTTCAGCTCCGTGTCGTCCGGTACGGGCAACGGCGGAGGCGGGGGCGTAGATTCTGTGGGGGGTGGGGGCGCCGCGATCGGGATCGCTTGAGCACGCGCCTCTGCTTCCTTCAACAGCCGGGTGGCCTCCTCGAGGCGCTTGTCGGCTGATCCATTCTTCTGGTATGCACGCAACATATCGGCAACAGAGACGTCCTGCTCTTCGCCGTCGATCTTGGCCCGGACCTTGAGCCCGTCGATATTCTCGAGCAGGGTCGGCTGGGCCAGCTGCGCTTCGAGCTGCTCATCGGCTTGCGTTTTAGGCGGAGCGGCGACCGGTGTGTCGTCGGTCAGCTTGACGCCCGTCTCCTTCTCAAGGGCAGCCATACGGGATATGTCCAGCTCTTCCATGGCCAGCTCGCGGCGCGACTTGGGGCGCTCTTTGGGAGCATCCGTTGCTGCGTCCGGCACGTCCGATTGGATAGCGTCGTCAAGCTCTTGGTCTGTGGCCATGTCTGTCATTCTCCTTCGATCAACTCACGCTGGGCATTGATGCCGCCCTGAATCGCTTCGGCCATCCAGTATTGGATGGCCTCTGCACGGTAAATCTCGTTCTGCAAAACACGTATGCTCTTTGCATCATCCGGGTCTGCTGTCTTCAGCTTCTCCACTGCAATCTCGATGTCTGCCTCCGCCCGTTTGATCAGGTAGGAGCCGAGTCTGCTTTTGAGGAAAGCCTCGACTTCGAAACCGAAATCGATGGCAGCATGTACCTGTCTTATGTCCTCTTGGTCCGACACCCTACTCTCGTCCCCCACGATCACGCACCGTCCGCACGTTGAGTTTCAATTCCTGCCCGGGCGCCCACGTTGGCGCTGGGCGGCAGGGGTGGGCTCATGGGGCTGGTGTTCATGTCGCCCTGCCCGGCGCCGGAGGGCACATCCTCGGGCGGCGGTGCCTCCTCGGCGGCCTGCGCCACCGGGAAGTTCGGGTCCATGCCGACCGGATCCGGGGTGATGTAGCCTGCCACCTGCATGACCTTGTCGGCCACCGCGGCGACCTGCGGCACCTGCGCAATCACCTCGGCGGCCTGCATGGCGGCGTAGGTCGAATCGACGCCCAGCTTGACCTTGTTGGCCTCGGCCATCTTGCCTTGATGCCCCAGCAGGTCGGTCTCTGCATCCAGCTTGCGCACGGTCGCATCGACGATCGCCTGCGGCATCTTCGCCTCGAGTTGTTGTTGCAGCTGCTGGATCTGCTGTTGCATCGCGGCGATGCGCGGATCCTGATCCTCGGAGGGCTTGAAGAACCTGCCGCCGTCCTTGTGCCCGAGCGCACCAAACACCTCCTTGATGACCTCGGTCGGATCGACGCCGTAGCGCTCCAGCACACCATCGGCCAGTGCGTTCTTGACGCCATTGACGCCGGCCGTGAAGTTGTTGATCTTCTGCGCCGGGCTGGTTGCTCCCGTGCCGATATTGCAGGTCAGGCTGAACTCGGAGAGCAGCATCTCGTCGGTGACGCCGAGCATGCCGTGCTTCTGGAACAGCTGCGCCTTGTCGGCGGCCAGCGCAAGGATGGTCTCGTCGGTCTCGTAGAACTGCTCGAGCAGCATGAGCTGGCGCAGGGTTGGCTCAACCCATGTCTCGACGAAGGTCTTGAGCTGGTAGTTGGCCACCTTGTTGCTGTTGTCGGAGAGCAGCTCCATGCCGCCCACCGTCTCGGACAGGCGGCGGTTGCTATCCACGCTGCTGTTGCTGAACGTGCCCACCACATCATCGAAGTCACTGTTGAGGCGGTCCTGCTCTTGGTAGGCGGACGCGGTCACGTCAGGGGTGTCGACCACTTTGACGTCGCCCTCGACGTCGGTGAGCAGCGTCACGCTGCCCGGGATGTTGCGTGTCAGGCTGCGGATATCCACCTGCTTGTTGCGCTTGACGAAGTACCGCTTGTTCATTGCGAACTTGACGTTGTCAATGCGCGAGTTGGCGACCTCGTTGATTTCGCTTTGCGTGTCGCGTGTCAGTTTCGGCAGGCTTGACGGGTAGGGCTTGTGCGTCTCGAGGATGGCGTAGCCGACCGTGAATGGCCTCTTGCCATGTGCATAAACTTCCTCGAGCGGCTGCGGCATTGTCAGCAGGAACTCGCTGCCCAGCGTGTACCACATGAGGTCCACGCCATCGATATCCACCACGTTCTGATGCACCCACACGACGGTGAATTCCGTGATGGCGGTGATGCGATCGCGGCTGTCTGTGCGGTTGTCCTCACGCAGCAGCCGCGTGCTGTCGTAGTTGCGCATGGCACTCAGGATCTGGGCGTCGGACATGGCCGCCCATGGGTTGCGGGTGACCGGCCGCATCTTGGCCTTCACGTCCCGAACATACATGGGGATCAGGCGCACCACGTAGGGCGAGGTATTGACCGGGTCAATCCACGAGCAGGCAGGATCGAAGCGCAGGTTCTCCAGCGGCAGCAGCTCGATGACCGGCTTGTCGATCTTCTTTGCCGGGTTGTATTCCCAGTGCTGATAGGACGCCACCACGCCCACCGTCTGGGCATCTTGGTAGGCGCCGATCACGGTCTGGAACCACGGGATGGATTTCTGCAGGCGATACTCGAGCAGGGCGCCCATGACCTCGGCGCTGGTCTGTTGCACCTTGTCGCGCTCGTTCTGTGCGGTGACGCTGACGGTGTCCAGTGTCGAGAAGAAGGCCTCCGCGGCGATCGCCTCGTTCTTGCGGATGGCGCTGCGTGTCTTGGGGCGATAGAACTTGGCGCGGCCCTTGTAGTTCTCGGACAGGTACTTGCTGTCCGGGTTGTGCTTGCCTTGGAAGGCGCGCAGATCTTTTTCTATCTGCGGTCTGATGTTGGCATTGAAGTAGTCTGTGCTGCCCCGATAGGCGTCACGTGCAATCTGCAACGCACGCTGCGGACTGAGCAGGACAGGCGCCAACGTGGGGGCTGTGCTGGGCGCATCATTGGCGGTTACCGCCGTGTCGAGATTGATCTGGCTCATTTTGATTTATCCACGATGATGCGCCCACTGATGTCCGTGGGCAGGGCGTCGATCTGGTCATGATCGACACGGCCACGACTGACGCGATAGCGCTCGAGCAGCTCGCCACCACCGAGCAGCACCTTGCGCTTGAACTCGGATGCCGAATAGATCGCCGGCAGCTTGATGCGAAAACCCCAATCCCCTGACAGGGCAAGGTTGCGGATGTCCGCAACGCCCTGCGTCCCCTGCACATGCACACCCCACATGTGGCCCGGGTAAGCGGCGTGCAGCGTCTCCGCCATTTCCTTGGCCAGCACCATGTCGTTCGCGGTCAGATCAGGGTTCTCGACTAGCATCATTTCACCTTGGTGAAGCCACGCTTCACGGTGGCAGCGTCAGGCTTGCCGGTGACCGGTGCGGTGCCCGGCTTGCGTGTGGCGTTGAATATCTTTGCGGCTGCCGTCTTGGCTGCCTTGGCAGGCTTGCCTTGGGCTTCCATCTTGTCGCGTATCGCTTCGTACTTTGCTGGCATGATTTACCACTCCGGTTCGCACTCGTCTTCAACAAGCCGGGCCTTCAATGCGTCCGGCATCCACAGGTACTCCTCCCTGCTGTGCGTGTTGCGTATGCACTCGGGCAGAAGATCGTAAGGGTCAGCTGTCGTAGGCCGTATTGGGAGCCTGTCCGCGCTTGAATCGTCGTCCGTTGCTGAACTCATAGGCCACGTCCTTGTTGTCAAGTATCTGCCCCTCGGAGGCGGCAGCGATGCCCACCTCTTCGCTGAACAGGCGCTGCGATGCACTGGTGCCTTTGCCGACGCCAGTGGGTAGATCTTCCGGGTTGGTAGCCATGTCTGTCTCCTACATGCCGTCAGCATACTCGACGGGTTCAAGTGATTTCTCGTCGATGAGTATCGGCGGGACTGCGTCAATATCGTATATCCGGCTGACTGCGTCAATCAGGTCGTCATGTGCAGCGAACGGGAAGACGAGGTACTCCTCGATGAAGTTCTTGTTGAGCGAATACACGTTGCCGTTCTCATCGCGTCGGCGCACGGGAGTGAAGACACGGAAATGCTGGCCACGCTCTTTCATGTCGCGCTGTGCCGCGGTCTCTGTCTGGGTTGCCAATGACATATAGAAGCGCCCAGACCTGAAGTCCGGCTCGAGGCGCTGCACGCGATCGATCTTGCTGCCCGGGCCTTCACGCGGCCATGCCAGCTCGTGGATCTCGAAGATGTCCTTGTCGCGGCGCATTGCCTCGTCGAAATACTCCAAGTCGCTTGTCATACCGTAGCGCTCGTAGCCGATCGACAGGCACTGCACACCGGGCATGTTGGTCCATACCTTGCGCAACGCCTTGAGGTTATCGTATCGCTCCTTGAGGCCCATGCGGTGATGGTAGCCATCGAGCAGCCACTTGTTGCCGCCGGCGTCGATGCCGATCACCGGCATGGCGGTGCGGTCCGATCCCTTCTTGCGGCTGCTGGCTGGGTCGCACAGGATGTAGACGTTCAGCGTGCCCGGGCGGATGTCGATGAACTTGAGCCATTCCTTCTTGAAGGTGGCCTCGTTGCCTGCTGCCGGGTTCTGCAGCATCTGTGCGGCCAGCACTGAACTGATCTGCTTGCGCTTCTTCTCTGCCCACACCTCTGGCGACAGGAAGACCGGGGTGCCGTTGCTCAAGCCGGTATCTGTGGCAGGGTAGATGCGCGGCTTCACCGCGGCCATGTCGAGCATGTCCTGATAGGTATCGCGGAAGCTGTACCGCGTGCCCACGGTCCAGACCCGGCTCATGCCATCCACGCCTGCGGCGCCCAAGTTGTCAGAGAGCGACCACGCCGCGGTGGTCTTCTGCACCATCTCCGGCGAGGTGACCGATTCGAGCGTGACAACGTCATCATAGACACGCAGGTTGTAGTGGGCGCCGGTCGGCTGCCCATCGACCAAGCCGTGCGCCTCGAGGGTGGATTCTTTCGGGTTGCCACTGCGGCGCACGATCAGACCGCCATCCTCTGACCAGCGGTGCGAGTCCTTCTGTGGATCTGTCCAGAGCACATCAGGGAACAGCTCCTTCAGGTCGGCGTTGGACTCCAGTTCAAATTTGATCTGGCGCAGGAACTTGCGTGCCACCGGCTTGTTGAAGCTGAAGATGCAGATCGTGGTCTCGGGGTCTTTCAGGATTTCCTGTATGACACCGGCAAAGGTGATGATCGTGCTCTTGTAGTGCTCCCGCGCCCACAGATCAAGGTGATCATCAGGGTCCGCCTCCACTTCACGGCAGCGTGCATAGAGCCACGGGTGCAGCGCATCGCGGCGATGCAGGACCTGAGTCAGCAGGAAATAGCGATCGTGCTTGGCCAGATCCCGCGACAGGGCGACCAGCTCGGCGTCCGTGACGCAGGCATCCATGAGGGCGTACCAGACCTTCAGGATCTTGCTGTAGGGCGCACCCTGCAGCTTCCTGATGTCGTCCGCGTCGAGGATGTTATATAAGCTCACCCAGCACCTTCTTGAGCCGCTTGGGTGACTCGACCGTGAAGTTCAGGGTCAGCGAACCGGTGATCTTCTGCTCAATAATATCCTTGTGCAGGCCACCCGCTTTGCCTCGAATTTTCTCCGCCTGAACTGCCGCACCATACTGCTCTGCGTGGAGTGCAGCGTCACGCATTTTGAGCAGATCTGCCATATGCTGTTCGAGTGTCAGCATGGCCTTTTTTGCAGCAGGGGCCTGCAATTCCTTGATCCTTGTCTCAACCTTGCTGTTATGCAGCACCTCGTGCGCCCGGCGCCACAAGGTGCTGTTCTTCATGACGCCAGCATTATACGCGGCGCGGTATGCCGCGGTCGCATCGCCACCATTAGATGCGTACTCGGTGGCGAACTTTTCTTGCTTTGAAGTGAGGATAAGAGCCATGGCCGGCCTTATACCTCACTCCCCCACGAGTCTGCTAGGGGGTCGCTTTGGGCTCCTTGCTTGCCTTCCACTCTTTCAAGGCATAGGCAACCACCCACGAGAGGCTGCGCGAATTCTTACCTGCAATATTTTGCAAGAACTCCGCGACCTCGTTTGTCACCCGGGCTGAAACCTGCGTAGTAGTGCCGCGACGGGCTCTGGTACTGATCATGGCGTTTCCTCTCGTGGATTGAATCACTTGAACTTACCACACTGAAACGCGCTTGCCAAAGGGGGGTTGACAATCACTTGAATCAAGTGTCTAATAGCAACTGTTGTATGGGCCAACCGGTAAAGCGGTCCCCCTCCAGAGCCGGCAGGACCGGACCGCCAAGTGCGTAGAGGCTGGAGTGCGAAAGCCACCCACCATCGACGCAAGCTGACACTTACACGGTTCGATGGGTTCAGAGGCGCTTTCAAGGATTTGATCAATCAGGCCGCCTGCCAACGCGGACGGCCGAGTGGATCAACTCAGTGGAGAAAATCATGGCAACGAAGATCGAGAAGGGCGCCGAGGTTTGGATGCTTCTGGATTGGAACCATCGCGCCACCGTCAGCGTACGTCGTCTTACCGTTCAGAGCTTCGGTAAGGAACAAGGGACAGCCACTTACAGCGAGGGTAACAAATTCCTAAAGTGCCGCATCTACCCGAGCGATGTGGGCAAATCGCTTTTCCATGTAGCGGACGTGGATGACATCGACACGTTCGCGTTGGCGATGGCGGTGCAGAACAAGGCCAAGCGGCTCACGCACTACGTCGATAAAGCGCACTGGTACTGCGAAAGTAGTTCCAAGGGGTATCACGAGTCGATGAAGAAAGACTGCGAGGCAGTCATCGCCGAAGCTCCCGCAATCATCTATCGCTGAGAATGCAGCGGTAAGGGCGCAAGCCCTTCCCAGTGCGGTCTCGCACTCCCGCGACTACGGGTCACAACGTGAAAGGAAACATCATGTCTCAAGTCAATAGCAACGTCATCCCGCTCACCGATCGCCAGCAGGTCCGCCTGATCGATCAGGCCGGCGCCATGGCCGCCCAGATCCGCACCCTGCAGAAGCAGCTTGACGAGATCAAGGAGATCTTCACCGAGTCCGGTGACGGTGTCTATGAGGGCAAGCAGTACAAGATCGTCGTCAATACCTTCGAGCGCAGGGCACTCGACGCAGCGGCAGCCAAGGCGGTGATGACGGCAGCCCAGCTCGAGCTGTGCATCAAGGGCAGCATCGTCACCACCACGTCAGTGAAGGAGATCTGATATGCCCAGCGAAATTCATGAAGTCACGGTTCGCCAGTGGGACCGCAAGCGCGCGGTCTGGGAAGACGTCACCGTCAGAACCCGCATCGAGGTCGATATCGCTGGCATCGCCAGAAAGATTGCCGGCCAAGCCGCAGGCAACAAGAGCGGCAAGGCCAGTTTCATGGGCGGCCTAGTGACCGCCACAACGATTCAAGTCATCAAGGGGGCTTGACCATGGCGCACAACCGCATCTGGATTGAGCTGGACAGGGAAGCCGAGGACAAGGAAGAGCAGTGTCGCCTTGCCAGCCTGATGATGCAGAAGCTGGGCGTCACCGAGGGCTACGAGTTCTTCTGGAGTAAGAGTGACAGGCGTTTCTGTTGGGGCGGCGGCACGGGCTACACCACGCTGACCGACAACGGCAACTGGTTCAACCTTGATTACCTCGCTGAAGGGAAATAGAGTCACCAGCGACAAGGGCGCAAGCCCTTGTCAGTGGCGATTCCGCTACTCCGGCATCTACCGGTAAAAACGCATAGGAGAAACACCATGGCTCTCTGCCTCCACGCTGGTGCAAACGCTGTTACCCGTAACGAACTGGCGCTCCTGCCCGTCCCCGCTCCGCGCGGTGCCCGGCATGTCTGCCGCCCCTTCATCGATGACGTGGATCTCGTCACCGACGCCCTCAAGGCGGAAGGCTTCAAGATCCTCGACGAGGCCTTCGGTGTGAAGACCATCAACGACGTCCCGGCGCAGTTCTTCGGTGTCGTCGAGGTGGCCCTCGAGGGCGAGTACCTGCCTGCCGGCGGCTACGCTCTGGATGTCGGCATGCGCGGCAGCTACGACCAGTCCTTGCCGCGCGGCTTGGCGGTTGGTTCGCGGGTGTTCGTCTGCGACAACCTCGCCTTCTCCGGTGAGGTCTCGCTGAACACCAAGCAGACCACCAACATCGATCGGCGCATTCCACAGCTGCTCCGCGACGCCGTGGCCCGTGTCCCGGCAATGGCGCAGCATCAGGCGCAGCGCTTCGATGCGTACCGCAACTACGAGATCAAGTCGCGGGTCGGCGATGCCGCCCTGATCGAGCTGGTCCGTCGTGACGTGCTGAACCCCAGCCAGCTGGGCAAGGCGATCGCCGAGTGGGACGCCCCGTCGCACGCAGAGCATGCCGAGCAGGGCTGGTCCGTGTGGCGGCTACAGAACGCGGTCACCGAGGCGATCAAGCCGAGCAACCCCGATCGCGCCCACGTGCTCACCGCTTGGGACCGCACCACCAAGATGACCAAGTTCTTTGACGAGATCGTGGGCATCGAGCAGCTGCACTAAGACCCTCGCACTGCCCCGTGACAGGGGGCAGCAACGAGTGCCTTCGCACCCGCAGGCGCACCTTACGCCTGACTCAAAAACAGGAGACTCACCATGAGTACATTGTCATTGAACGACCTTCTCAACATCGAAGGCGAAGCGGAAAGCATGGAGGCCTACTACTGCTCCATGCAGATTGCCATCAACAGCCTCGAGGCGTGGAAGATGCAGGGCTCCATGGGCCGGGCCATGATGGAGGCCATCAAGGACGGGCGCTGCATGCTGGGCCTGCAGGCCTGCAAGGACTTCTGGGGCGGACGTATCCCCTCGCGCTTCGACATCGTCGAGGGCAGCGTGGGCAGCCGCGAGTTCGTGATCGAGTCGATGGGCATGGGCTGGGCCGACATGCTCGAGGGGGTCTGATCATGGCCCTGACACTCGAAAACACCATGAGCCCCGAGGCCGTGCCGGGCATCCTGCAGCGGCTGGCCACGCAGTACCGGCAGGATCAGGCCAACCTGCAGGACACTTGGCAAGACCCACAGGCCGGCCGTGTCTGGGGCGAGCTGGCCAAGATCCTTGAGCGTGCCAGCGACCAAGCCAAGGTCACCGTCGATACCTACTTCGGATAGGAGAACGCCATGCGCAAACGCTGGCAGCAGAAGATCAGCAAGAGCCTGATGCAGCACGTCCGGGCGACCACCACCAACCATACGCTGCGCGAGGTGGTCGCCAACGTGCAGTGGCAGATCGAACAGAAGGATCCCCCCTGCTTCGAGTGTCTCGAGATCCTGAAGAAAACCGGTAAAAACTTCTAGTCCCCAGCCGCCTGCCCTCCGGGGCAGTCGAGTGTGGATTGCCCACGCTCCCGCAACTACGGGTAACAACGTGAAAGGAAGCACCATGGAAGCAGCCATCCCCTTTGCCGGGTTCTACGACTCGGTCTGGTCCAGTGCGATCGACAACGCCTTCGACCAGCAGGTCGAATACAGCGCCGAGGATAACGCCCTCGATGCGGGCGACGTGCGCACCGTCATCGACCGCAACTTCACGTGGGCCGTGGCCGCCCACGCCATCAGCCGCGCATACGTCAGCGCCTACCAGTGCTGGCTGGAGGACGAACACGAGGTCAAGGTGGAACTCGCCTACGCCGCGACGGAGTCCCCCAAGGAGTACAACTTCGCCACGGACCGGATCTTCGTTACGTTGATCTTCGACGATGTCCAGACCCTCCACGACAAGTGCGAGCCGGGCGCCATCCGGGCAGCCGCCAAGGACCTCTTCACCAGCCGGCCGGGCTTCATCAGCTTCTACAACCCGGACATCATCAGCTGGGGCGACCTGCGCAACTGGGACCACAACCATCTGCTGGCCATCTTCGTCGCGCTGGGCGAGCCCGAGGCCCTCTACGCTTACGGCAACATGAGCGAGGAGATCGACAAGGCCGTGTCGGACGCGATCGACTGGCGCCGTGTCGAGAAGGACTTCGAGATCCTCGCCGAGGGCGAAGAGCCGGACAACGGCAAGCACTACCCGCGCGGCGACCAGCCCATGCCCCGGTACGTCGCCGAGTATTTGAAGGCCAACCGCCTGAAGGGAGACGCATCATGAAAACCCATCCGCACCGGATCCACAACGGGCTGGCCTACCGGGTCGAGGCGCAGGTCACCCACCACCGGTGTGGCAGCACCTTGGTGCTGACCACGATCTGGCCGGCGGCCAACCACCCGGAGCACGTCAAGCTGCTCACCCTGACCCTGCCTGCCGAGGATCTGGCCAAGCTGGGCAAGCTCCTGCAGGGGGTGAAGCCATGATGACCCGTGAAGACATCGCCACGGCGGCGGCCGTCTATGGCTGGATCTGGGAGGGCGAACGGCAGCCTGTCGTGCCGCCACCCCCCGAGGACCTGCTGGACGGCGAGCAGGTCGCCTACATCACCATCATCAAGTTCCTGCGCACCAAGGTCGAACTCGAGGACGAACTCCGTGAGATTCGACTGGCAGTCAAAACGCACTGACCCCTGCAGCACAACGCCCCAAGGCCTAGCGCCTTGGGGCGTTTTTTTTGTCCCGGGTAGGCTACCCCCTTACCCGGACCCCGATCGCCTCGCCTTGGACCGATTTGGCCCCTCCGCGGGAGTTTTCAGCGGGGCGGGGAACGGCACCAGCCACCCCGGCATGCGGGTAATCTCGATCACCGAGTAGGTCCGCTGGGTCCGCACCCGGGATCGCCTGTCGCGGTGCTCGACGATCTGCAGACTGAGCTGCCCCCGGTCGGCCATGCGCTGCATCAGCCGGGCGACGATCCGCCAAGGCCAGCCCAGCTGCCGCGCCACCTCGATCGCCCCGACCCCCTGCCGGCGGCGGCGAAGCACCCTCCTGACCATCTCCTCGGCCGACTGCTGCACCATCATCGCATCCTCCAATCCAAGCACTGTGCGTTGAACACCCTGCGGTAAAGCCTGCACCAGAACCGCCATCTACCGCAGCGCAGCTTGGGGGTCGAATGTCGGCAGTCTTGGCAGCTCACTGGAGCGTCTCCCCAATCCCGCAGGTCAGCTTGAGCGCCTCCAGCGATGCCAGCATGAGCGCCTGCCCCAAGGAGGTCGCCTCCTCGGGGCTGAACATGACCACGGTGTCATCAACCACCAAGCCGATCGTAACCTCGGGGAGGTGATAGACCCGCAACTCGACGCGCCCCTCGGCGACGGGATCTCTGGTTTTGTTTTCGGCTGGTTTCATGGTCTCCCTTTCTCTATCTGCAATTTTTTACAGGTTCATCGAATGTGCAATTTTTAAGTGTCTCTTCTGAACTTTTGCAACGACCTCTTCGATGCAACAGTTTGTGCAACAATTCCCCCCCCCTACGGGGGGGAGGGGGGAATAGTTGCATGTTGCTGCAACTGTTGCGCAACTGTTGCAACTGTTGCAACTGTTGCAAGCAATTTTTTGCACGTTCAGCCCAAAACGATTGTGTTGTTTTTTGCATGTTTGCACTATTTTGCGTGTTTATTTTTTACGTTCGATCACAATCCGGGGCGCGTGATGCTCCGGCGGGAGTGCAGAATGCGCCTCGTCGGGTGACACTACCCAAGATTTCAATACCAAACCGCCGTGATTTTCCAGCCGATTCAGTTGCTCTTTTTTGGTTCTATATCCGTTCTCGTATAGCCTCTCAAGATCCCACATGGCATTAAGATAGCCCTGTCGATATGCGTTCCTTGCGTTGGCCTTCTGCTCC